AGGTAGATATGAATTCAGATTCATGGCTTTCTAAAAATATACGACCTATGGTTCTTATATTTCTAGTTGTAGCAACAGTATTGATGATATTCATCGATGCTGGTGTAGTACAGTTTGAAGTAAAAGATACGTGGGTTGATCTATTGCAATTAGTATTAATAACTGTGATCGGTGCTTACTTCGGTGGTAGATCACTAGAAAAAGTAAAAAAATAAAAATATGGCATTATTAGGACAAGATTTTGTATCATCAATCACGGGATCAGCTTTTGCAAGTGACGCAGCTCAAACTATAACTGCTCCAGAAGGACAAAGTATTATAGGTATATTTTTTATGGGTGAGACAGTGTTATCAGCTTTGATAGCAAAAGACTCTACAAGACACGTAAATACAGCGGCTTCCGCAAATTCAACTGGTAGTTTTACTAGAACCGTAAACCAAGCTAACGCTACTACAGCTAAGATTATATTTGATCAAGAAAACAACGTTAGTAAAAATGATCAAATAAAAGTTGGTGACGAAGTATATGATGGCGCTACTGGTGTTTTACACGGTACTGTCGCTGCTTTAGATCCAGATGGAGATAATACAAAAGAAATACAAATAAGTGCAAGTGTAGCTATAACAAACAATGAAACTTTAGTATTTAAAAGACCAAACGATCAATATGTTAATGGTATTGGTGTAGGTGGTTTAACAATTGCTAATGACAACGCGTTTCCAGCAGGATCTACTATTTATGGTAGATGGGACTCTGTATCTATGCAGTCAGATGATACTGACGGCGGTATTATAGTATACTTTGGAGAATAAATAATAATTAACTTAAATTAAATAAAATGGCAAAAAGAAAAACAAAGAAAGCTGAAAAGGCTACTAACATTACAAAAGACGAATTAAATAAAGTACAAAGTGTAATAAACAATATCAATAGAGCTCAATTAGAAATAGGTTCTTTTGAATCTAAAAAACACACTTTATTACACCATATATCTTCTTTACAAGATTCGTTAACTGAAATGCAAGAATCATTTGAAAAAAATTATGGTACATCTGATATTAACATTAAAGATGGTACAATAAACTATAATAAAGAAAATGGCCAAGCTAATTAGAAAAATCACTGTAGGTAAGGATTATAAAAATGACGCTATGCATTATGCTGTTGGTCAAGAGGTTTACGGTGGACACACTATATGTGATATAATAGAAGAAGAAGATAAATATTCTATTTATATTAAAAAAGAAAAAAATGTACTACCTTGGAAAGACTTTAATAAAAACATGGCGGTATCTATAGAGTATAATTTAGAGTATTAATGAAAGCGCCTTTTGACTTTGTTATAGAGCCAAAAGGGAATAGATATAACAATACTAAAAAAGTTGGCGATAAAGATCTTGTGCTTAATACAGAGATATACAACCACCAATTTGTAAACAGAGAAGCTATTGTTAAATCTATACCTACAGCTTTTGAAACAGAAATAAAACCTGGAGATACTGTTATAGTACACCATAATGTATTTAGACGTTGGCACGATGTAAAGGGTAGAGAAAGAAATAGTAAAAGTTATTTCAATGAAAATACGTATTTAGTAAAAGAAGATCAAATATTTTTATATAAAAGAAATAATAGTTTAAAAGCTTGTAAAGGATATTGTTTCGTACAGCCTATAAAAAAAAGAAATACTTTTAATATAGATGAAGAAGAACCGTGTATTGGTATTATCGAATACTCAGACGGAAGTTATAATAAAGGAGATTTAGTTGGTTTTATGCCTTTCTCTAAATATGAATTTGTTATAGATGGAAAAAGATTATATAGAGTTATGACACAATTTATTACAATTAAATATGAATATCAAGGAAACGAAGAAGCGTATAATCCAAGCTGGGCACAGAGCAGTTGAAGAGTTAATCAACGTTGCTAAAGAAAAAATTATAACTAACACAGAAGATGATGTTTCTGCTGATAGATTAAAAAATGCCGCAGCTACTAAAAAACTAGCTATATTTGACGCGTTTGAAATACTTAATAGAGTCCAAGAAGAAGAGAATATTTTGGAGGGTAAAGAACCCGAAGAGAAGAAAGAAAGAGTCTTTAAAGGATTCGCCGAGGGAAGATCAAAATGAATTACGAGCAAACACTAGTTAAAACTATAGAGCCTATAAAAAGAACCACTATTACACGTATGAATCGTGGGAAAAAGTGGAAGTATGGTTATAACAAGGAACATGATTTAATTGTATTATCTCACAATGGAACTATAGGAGATATTATAGAAATACAAAATTTAATTATAGCGCTGCCTAAACCACCAAAGGAAATATATAAGCATCCAAAAAATAAGTGGGTTAAGCAGGAATATCCTAAAGAACTACAAAGGATAAAAAATATATTTGACTGGAGGAGTTATCCGGAAAGTAATAAAGAAAAATGGTACGATTATATAGACGAGGAATTTAAACGTCGAGAAGAAGGTTTCTGGTTTATGAATAATGGTAAACCAACCTGGATAACTGGCACGCACTATATGTATTTACAATGGAGTAAAATTGATGTTGGAGCTCCTGATTTTAGAGAAGCAAATAGATTGTTCTTTATATTTTGGGAAGCGTGTAAAGCAGATAAAAGATGTTACGGTATGTGTTACCTTAAAAACCGACGTTCTGGATTTTCTTTTATGTCATCAGCTGAAACAGTTAATTTAGCTACCATTTCAAGTGATAGTAGATATGGAATACTATCTAAAACTGGTAGTGACGCTAAAAAGATGTTTACAGATAAGGTCGTTCCAATTAGTGTTAACTATCCATTTTTCTTTAAACCAATTCAAGACGGTATGGATCGTCCTAAAACAGAATTAGCATATAGAGTTCCAGCTAGTAAGTTTACTAGAAAAAAGATAACAACAAATGAGCAAACAGAACAATTAGAAGGTTTAGACACAACGATTGATTGGAAAAACACTGGAGATAATAGTTATGATGGTGAAAAACTTAATCTATTAGTTCATGATGAAAGTGGTAAGTGGGAAAGGCCCGATAATATATTAAATAACTGGAGAGTTACAAAAACTTGTTTAAGACTAGGTAGTAGAATAGTTGGTAAATGTATGATGGGTAGTACTTCTAACGCTTTAGATAAAGGTGGAGATAATTTTAAAAAACTATACTATGCGTCAGATGTCACAAAAAGAAATAGAAATGGACAGACAAAGTCTGGTTTATACTCTTTGTTTATCCCAATGGAATGGAACTACGAAGGATTTATTGACGAATACGGACTTCCAGTCTTTGATAACCCAGACAATGATGTCCTCGACCCAGATGGTGAATTAATAGATATAGGTATAATAGAGCACTGGGAAAACGAAGCTGATGGTTTAAAAAATGATCAAGATGCTTTAAATGAGTTTTATCGTCAGTTTCCAAGAACTGAAGAACATGCGTTTAGAGATGAAGCGAAAAATAGTATATTTAATCTAGTTAAAATATATGAACAGATAGATTATAATGAAGGAATAGGTTATCAAGGTAATATAAGTACAGGTAACTTTCAATGGGTTAACGGTATAAAAGATAGTAATGTTATTTTCTATCCAGACCCAAAAGGTAGGTTTAAAGTAAGTTGGACGCCACCACCTCATTTGCAAAATAAAATTATAATAAAAAACGGTATAAAATATCCTGGTAACGAGCATATGGGCGCTTTTGGTTGTGATAGTTACGATATATCAGGCACAGTGGATGGAAGAGGATCGAATGGAGCTTTGCATGGTTTAACTAAATTCAGCATGGAAGACGCGCCTCCAAATCATATGTTTTTAGAGTACATATCTAGACCACCAACTGCAGAGATATTTTTTGAAGACGTGTTGATGTCATTAGTTTTTTATGGAATGCCACTGCTTTGTGAGAATAACAAACCAAGATTATTATACTATTTAAGAAGAAGAGGGTATAGAGGTTACTCAATGAATCGCCCTGATAAAGTTTGGAATAAACTATCTACAGCAGAAAAAGAAATAGGTGGTATACCAAATTCAAGCGAGGATATAAAACAAGCACATGCCTCTGCTATTGAAATGTATATACAGCAATACGTTGGACATTTAGGTGATGGGAATTATGGTAATATATATTTTAATAGAACTTTAAATGATTGGGCTAGATTTGATATAACAAAAAGAACTAAATTTGACGCAACAATTAGTTCTGGATTAGCTATAATGGCTTGTAATAGACATTTATATGCACCAAATGCGAAAATTGAAAAACCGAAATTAAACATAAGTATTGCTAGATATGAAAATAGAGGTAATACATCTAAACTAATAAAATAAATATGGCAGAGTCTGTTATAAATAATTATTTTCCTAGTCAAGTTGTTAGTGACGCAGAAAAATTAAGCTATGATTATGGTTTGAAAGTAGCTAAAGCTATTGAAACCGAATGGTTCCATCAAGACAAAGGGTACACTAAATATTCCACTAATCAAAATAACTATCATAATTTAAGATTGTACGCTAGTGGAAGACAATCTATTCAAAAATATAAAGATGAGTTATCTATAAATGGTGATTTATCTTATCTAAACCTTGATTGGACACCAGTTCCAATTATTCCAAAATTTGTAGATATAGTAGTTAATGGTATAGCTGAGAGAACTTATGATATAAAAGCTTATTCACAAGATCCTTATGGAGTCGCTAAAAGAACCGAATATATGGAATCTATATTAGGTGATATGGCTACAAAAGAAATGAATGATTTTTCTGCAGAAAACTTTGGAATAAATCTATATCAAAATGATCCAGATACTTTACCAGAAACAAAAGAAGAATTAGAGCTTCACATGCAACTTACTTACAAACAAGCAGTTGAAATAGCTGAAGAACAAGCTATTAATGTGTTGATGGAGGGTAATGATTATGAGCTAATAAAAAAGAGATTTTATAGAGACTTAACGGTTTTAGGTATTGGAGCGGTAAAAACTAACTTTACTACTTCAGAAGGTGTAGTGATAAAATACGTTGATCCAGCAAATATAGTTTATTCGTATACAGAATCTCCTTATTTTGATGATATTTATTACGTTGGTGAAGTAAAGACTATACCAATAAATGAATTAGCAAAACAATTTCCACATTTAACACATGAAGATCTAGAAGATATTGCTAAAAATAAAAGTGTACAACAAAGTAGTTATTATCATGGCCCTAGTAATTCTAGAGAAGTAGATAATAATCAGGTTCAAGTACTTTATTTTAACTATAAAAGTTACATGAACGAAGTATACAAAATGAAAGAAACTGGTTTTGGTGGTGATAAAGCCATAGAAAAAGATGATGGTTTTAATCCACCACAAGATAAAGAAGGCGGTTACGGTAAACTACAAAGATCTATAGAATGTCTTTATGAAGGGGCTATGGTTTTAGGTACAAATAAGTTACTTAAATGGGAAATGTGTAAAAACATGATGCGCCCTAAAAGTGATTTTACTAAAGTTAAAATGAACTATGCTGTCGTTGCACCTAGAATGTATAAAGGACAAATAGACTCATTAGTACGTAGAATAACTGGTTTTGCTGATATGATACAATTGACACATTTAAAATTACAGCAAGTAATGTCACGTATGGTTCCAGATGGTGTTTATTTAGATGCTGATGGTTTAGCTGAAGTTGATTTAGGTAATGGAACTAATTATAATCCACAAGAAGCATTAAATATGTTCTTCCAAACAGGATCTGTAATAGGTAGAAGTTTTACTAGTGAAGGCGATGCTAATCCTGGTAAAGTACCAATTCAAGAAATCACATCGGGATCTGGAGGTAATAAAATACAAGCTTTAATAACTAACTACAACTATTATCTACAAATGATAAGAGACGTCACTGGACTTAATGAGGCTAGAGATGGTAGCACACCTGATTCTAAAGCGCTTGTTGGTGTTCAAAAATTAGCAGCTGCTAATTCAAATACAGCGACTAGACATATATTAAATTCTGGACTATATTTAACAACTCAAGTTGCAGAATGCTTATCTTTAAGAATATCAGATATTATAGAGTACTCACCAACTAGAGACGCTTTTATACAAGCTATTGGAGTTCATAATGTAGCTACACTAGAAGAAATGTCAGAGCTACATCTATATGATTTTGGTATATTTATTGATTTAGCTCCAGATGAAGAAGAAAAAATGTTATTAGAAAACAACATTCAACAAGCTTTATCTCAGCAAAGTATAGAACTAGAAGACGCTATAGATCTTAGAGATATTAAAAATACAAAACTAGCTAATAGACTTCTTAAAATTAGAAGAATTAAAAAAGCAGAAAGAGATCAATTAATTCAACAGCAAAATATACAAGCTCAAGCACAAGCAAATATGCAAGCTCAACAAGCTGCTGCTGAAATGGAAATGCAAAAACAACAATCTATAACTCAAGCTGAAGCCCAATTAGAACAAATGAAAGCCCAAATGGAATCGCAAAGATTAATGCAAGAGGCTGAAATTAAGTCACAATTAATGCAGCAAGAGTTCCAGTACAATATGCAGTTGAGGCAAATGGACACTCAAATAGTTATGGATAAAGAAAAAGAAAAAGAAGATAGGAAAGACGAAAGAACTAGAATACAAGCTAGTCAACAAAGTGAACTAATAGATCAAAGAAA